GCTGGAACCATTTCGTATGCACGTTTGTATATACTCTGGATGCCGCCAAACGTAATTGGCTTAGTCAGATCCTTCTGGTTTAAAGATGCGCTGTAGAGGCCAAAATCAGCGTCTGGGTACAGCTTCTTCAATCCCTCTGCCCCTTGCTCCAAAAGTTCCTTAACGTGCGTCAGGACCAGCACTCTAGTGTTGGGAAAGCTCATGGCGTCTTGGATCATCTTGGCAATGATCGCCGTCTTGCCAGATCCAGTCGGCGCAACGATCAGTGGGTTCTCCCCCTTCTTCTGCGCCCAGTAATTGTACAGCCCATCAATGGCATCTTTTTGATAATCACGAAGCTCAAACGTCATTGACAATCCTCCCCAGAAAATCATTGGCATCCTTAACTGCCTTGATTTCGATCTGTTCAGTGACTTCACTTTCAACTTGCGAAATTAAATACTCGACTAATCCACCTTCAATCTCAGCGTTAATAACTGGCCAGTGATTGGCCCGTTTTTTCTGAATAATGAAGTTGATCATAATGATGGCAATTTCTGTGTTGGTAATGTTACCCGGCATAACATCCAGCATAATCGCAACAACTTCGCCTAATTCTTCGCGGTTCATGTCTGCATCCTTCCTTCAAATATTTCACGACTGTTTTTATTATTGCGGAGAATCTCACCAGTATCCAAGTCTTCATATTCAACCCAGTCATCACCAGCGTCAGTCATTTCAAAATCTTTCGGCATGATCTGGGGAATGTACAAATGATCGTCACAAGTGACGGCAGGCTTGCCCAAAGCGCAGCTCCAAGTGCCATCCCTCTCTGGCGTCACATGGGCGCAAGTGCGGCAGCTCACTTCTGGAATCTTGCAGCCATGACAGACCGCCCAGTATGGACAAAACTTGCACTGCCAATTGCTAGGATCTTCATGCAATTTATCTGGAGGTAAATTCGAAAATACAATTTTCTCAGCCTTATCGATCAGACCCTGCGCCTCTTTCTTGTTCAGCTTGATCCGCTCGCCATACATTTCATCTGTGTTTTTATTCACAGCAAAAAAATAACATCGATCAATACCAGACAAATGCATACCAATCTGGCACTGCGCCCAATAGATTGGTTTGGATTTCTCCACGCCCATGTTTTTAGTAACCTTGAAATTCTTATCGTTCATCGTTTTGAACTCAAGCGTGTGAGGCTTTCCGCTTTCAGCAAACCCTTCACCAACGCCATCCAAGCTCAATGCAAAATGTCCACCACAGCCTTCGAACCTGACTTGCTTGCCAGTATCAGGATCACGCTCCCAAACCTTAACGCCAACTGCTCTAAGGTTTGACACAATGCGATCTTCTTCACGATCACCAGTCTCGAACAAACGCAAAAGACGCCCCTCGAAAAGAGGCGTCCATGCATGTCGAAACTGATACCAAAGCGCACGGCTGCATTCATTGCCAATTTGACTACCGCCAAGATGAGGTCGATGCTCATTCTTGCGCTTGTCTTTGTAATGCTGGTAAATCGCCTCAATGGTTTTCGGGGTGGCGTAAGCAGTGAGATCCATTATTGGAAAACCCCCATCATGTTCAGCGCCACATTGATGGCAAAAGCTATCACGATATATTCAAACATTCCGCTCTCCTTCTGTTCGTGTAATGGGGCGACACGCGCCCCATCCCAGAAACTGAACTCAGCGTTTCCACGGTGGCGTTGCAGCCCCACCACCATTCGCAGCCACAGGAGCTGCCGCCACAGAAGCAGAAGCGCCTCCATCAGCATCGTAACCCTTCACGTCATTAGAAGCATCGTAGCCGTTTTCTGCTGGACGCACGGCCACTTTCACCATCAACGGAATGTCGATCAAATCTGAGCTGTTTTTAGGATCGACGTTAATGGCTTTGGCAATGCTCGCCAAAGAGCGCCGCGCAATATCAACCGCGACTGGGTTTTTGTTTTGAAGGTTTAAGCGATCAAATATTTTACGCCCTTGATACTTTCCGTCGATCACCTCAATGGTAAGCTGCAAGTATTTGCCATCCTGCCTTTTTGTCTCACGCTCTTCAGTGTCAGCAATAACGCATCTGTACCAATCGGCAGGAAGTGGTTCAAAAGTTCCCATTGGCTCGACTTCGTGAATATTATAGTTTGAAAGATCCATCTTGATTTCTCCTAGTTGGATATAAATTGTTGAAAAGGATTGCCGCCATCGAATGAAAACGGCAGCGGTTCAGTGATATTGAAGCGATTTTTGGTTACGCTTGATGCCTGTGGAAAGCACAGGATCTCACGCTCACCTGTAGAAATGGCGCGCTTCTTATCGCCATCGCCTCTGGTAAATGTCTTCAGTCGGATTAGCCCAACCATATCGACATTATCTGTGTAATGAGGCAGCGACTTTTTATGCAGCCTCACGGTGTATCTGGCAAACGGGTCCATGTCTGGCAGATCCATTGTTTCAGTATCGGCGTGGCCAATGAAGACCACATTCATGCCTTGGTCATAAGCCAAAGCCCCAGCCCACTCGCGGATCTGGCGATGCTTTTCTGATGCCGTGCCATAGCCTGCGCCATAGCCGCCACCAGCTTGATTAATCGATTTGGCTTTTGGATCAGCCGCAACGATTTCGCTTTCAACCATTGTGGCCAACTGCGTAATGCTGTCAATCACAACTGTCTTAAACTCATGTTTTTCTGTGGCTAACGCCTCAATTGCATCCAAAACATCTTGGCTGCTTGTCGCCAATGGAAACAAGCTCACCTCTTCATTCCCCTGCAAGCTGGCCGTGCCATCTTCAGTTCGAATAAAAACTGGCTTGGGAAACATTGCAGCCAGTGTGGTCTTGCCCATGCCGCCCTCGCCAAACAACGTGGCGATGATTGGTCGCTGGCCCGTAGGCTTCGACAGCGATTTTAAATTTATAGCCATTAATATCTCTCCCCAAAAACTTTGCGGAATATTTCATCCAACATTTTGTCTAGTTCCTTTTCCATTTACTTCTCCTTTTTAAAATCTGGCCGTGCCTTTGGCCGTATTGTTGTTGATGCGCGATCTGTCTCAATACAGCTTGATTGGATGGCGCGGTAATTTTTATAGATCGCGGCGTGAATTTGATCCTGCGCCGCGATGCAAGTGTGGTAATCTTTAAAGGGAATGCGGAACTCTAAATATTCTCCGCTATCAAATTCCAACGAATAGGAAACCACCAGCATATACCAGAAGGTCATTAAAGCTGCTCGACTTTAACACCAATCTTGCCCTGCTTAGTCTCGAATGCTTTCGAAACTTTCGCCCACATGCGCGGCTCTTTATCAGCCAAGTAACGACAGCCAACAGAATCAGCAGACATCACCACCTTTATCGGGTGCATGTTTTCAGGAATTTTATCTTTGATTTTATCCCAAACAATCGGATCAACCTTGCGTGATACAGGCTGTGTCAGCGTGACTTTGTGTTGTTCCAGTTTGTGGGAAATTGAGCCTTCACCCTTGGCATCCAGTGCCTTTGTGATTTGCTCTTCTATCGCGTGGCGCTTTGCGATAATCTCTTTTTCTTGCGCCTTTACTTCCAGCCATTCGGAGGCCAATCCATCAACATTGCTCACTGCAATCTCCTTTGGTTTCTACTCTTCACTTCTTCTTCTCGAATCGATCTTTACAGAAACATTTAAAGACTGTAAAGATGTTTTTGCAAAATATATAAATTTGCACCAAAATGGAGAAAAAAATGACAAACCTTATACCAATCGATGACATACGAAAAACCTTACAAGATAGGCGATTAACCGTAGTTGCGGAACGCTGTGGACTATCTCACCCAACAGTCAAATCAATTGCCACAGGCAATGAGCAAATCAGCCTGACTACTTGGAAAAAGCTGTCCGAATACCTGAGTGATTCGCAATGAAGATAGAAGAATATTGCTCCAGATTAAGCTGGTATCTGGTCACCATACCAGCAGGCTCGAAGGGTCCAACAAAGTTTGGCTGGCAAAAGCCAGAGCAGGCATTGTCAGATCCAGATGCAGCGCGGGAATACTACGAGCTAAACCCCACCCATAATGTTGGGCTGTTGCACGGTGCGTCAGGAACGTGCGCCGTCGATATCGATAATGTCGAAAACACAAAGCTGATCTTCGAAGAGTTGGGCATTAACTTTTCGGATCTAATGAACTCAGCGCCACAAATTGTTGGCCGCGAAAATAGGGGCAAGCTGCTCTTTAAAGCGCCACCTGATTTAATCACCCATAAGATATCGTGGCCCGTCAAAGATGATCCGCGCAAGACCGAAGTGGTCTTCGAGCTGCGAGCTGGATCTGTGCAGGACGTTCTGCCGCCATCAATCCACCCAGATACTGGGCGCCCATATGAGTGGTCGGGGATGCCAATCTGGGATGGTCTTCCAGAGTTGCCACCGCAGCTCCTGA